GCAGTATTTATTTCTGCCCAAGAAAAGTCTGCACTTTTCTGTAGTTCCTGAAGTTGCTTTGATACAACCAGGTATCTGTTTGTTGAAAAGTTATTGTCTGCACTAGTAACGACTGCTTCAAAAAGTGCCCACTTACCAGTTTTAAATGTGCCAGTAGAAGAAAACTCAACAATAATTCTAACAGATGTTGGTAGTGTTTGTGCATTGCCAACCTTATTAACTACAGAAAATGCCAGCCTGAGTTCATCTGTTGGTGAGTTTTTGCTAAAATCTACCGCTGTTCCACTTAGTTGTACAAACTCTGATCCAGTTGCTGCAACTAGATGGTTATCAGACTCTATAGATATTGTAGATGTATTACCTGACATTATAAGAATATTGTTTAGGAATCTACACCTTTCATGTCTGTCTACTCTATTCTCATTGGTAAAAATTTTATTATCTGCGTTTGTTTGAAACACAGGATATATTTGATTTATAATATTTGTATCAACATCATTAATTAAATATCCAGCAGTTTTAAATGTACCAACAACAGCAGAGTCTGCTACCAATGTAAAAGTTGTAGGAGATGGTACGGCCACAATTTCTTTATCCGTTAGATTAAAACTGCTTGGAGAAATTCCAGAAACAGAAACTTTGGTGTTGTTGTTAGGAGAAAAGCCGTGGGGTGCATCTGTTGTGTACGTTACATTTACTCCAGATGCTACTGCTCCTACTATGTTAACAAGTCTGTCATCTAGGGGGGAGTATATTACTGGAATCTCTTTACCCTGAGAAGAATACTTCCAGGACTCTGAATCAGAAAAGGCATAGATACTTTTACTATCAAATGCTCCTGCTGCTGGATTTGATGCTGCAGAAAATATACCTACCTCAGTAATTTCATATCTTTCTTGTGTTGGAAGTTCTGCCGTTAGCACAACCTTTGAGACTCCTGACTCGTCAACAAAACCTCTTGAAATAATAGGAACACGGAACATCTCAAAGTCAAGTGACTTCTTGTCAGAAAAATCTGGAAGAGTTCCATCCTGAGTCAATGGCTTTGGTCCACACCCAACAGCGATATGAGAAGCATAGGATGGTGTTTGGCCAACAAGGTACTTGGCTAAAATATTTTTACCTGTATTTGTTATCATTTAATTTCCTCCATTGTATATTGTAGCATCATAAATCTCTCCACTTGTTAGCAACTGAACCTCTGCTTGTACTCCATCTTTTAGGTTAACAAGGTTTATTACCAGGTCCCCCGTTATTGGGTCTATGTATATAGATTTGCAATTTGGTACCTTTGTCCACTTAGTCTTATCTGGCTCAAGTGGGTTTTCAATTATGTCATATCCATTTCCACATACTGGCAGGTGATCCATTATTGCAATAGATAAAGACTTAAAGTATGAATCAGACTGCTGCAGCCTTAAAATATTATTTGGGTTGTACTGTAAATAAAGATCTGTTAAATTTTTAATAGGTGCATAGACTACTTTTTGACCATTGACTAGGTCATGTCTGGATATTGTTGCAAGTTCTTGACCACCAATATCTTCAAATATTAGGTCTGTCATTATTTCAATAGACATAACCTCTGAATCTCTTATTATTAAGTCAGGGGTTGCAATTTTTATGGCTTTCACAGTTGACTTTAATGAAGCACTTTGAGATGCTGCGTTGTCTACCAATGGTAGTGAAGCCGTAGCATTTGGTATTGGTAATGATGCTGTAGTATTTGGAGATACAGTTTCTCCGCCACCATCATGCATGGGACCTAGATATCTCATCAGACTACCTCACTCAAAAACAATGTCATATCTGGTCCATCTACACTCTTAGAATAATCAATGTTATAGATTACAAACCTACTTGATGAAGGAGATGCCATAGATACTCCGTTTTCTTCGTAGTCAAGGGTCACGATGTCTCCCAGTTGTAAGGTTGGTATTGCAAACACCTTAACACCAACAGACCTTCTTGGCTTTGCTATTTTTTCAATAAGCCATTTCATTAAACTATTTGCCTCATCATAAGATTGAATGTATGGAGTATCTAATGAAAAATCTTTTTTACCATATGTCATTCTGCTTAACTTTATATCTTGATAGTCTTGTTTAAACTTATATGGGTTTGACAATAAAGTCTCTGCAACAAACTGAGGGTTTGAGGTTAGTGTGTTTTTATTAAAATATTCATCAACCGTTAATCTGTTGTCGGACTGTTGTGTAAAAGTTACACCTTGAACTCTTAAATAGTTGCCAGTTGTTTCGTCTAAACTAATTGCTGTATCTGTTGCATTAAAAATCATAAACTCTGCTCCATACGAGCCTGCTCTAAAACCAGAAACGACATAGCCTTTTAGTTTATTAAATGTTGGAGAAATCTTTGCAGTTAAGGCTGGAAAGGCTTTGTCGTACTTAAAATTAAATGTTGCTGCTTCTCTCATTATGCTACCAAACTCTTCAAAGTATATGTTATACTTTGGGGCTTCTGAGTTTCCTATGCCTGCTAAGTATGTGTTTTGAATTAGTCCGCTGATAGAGTATTTTCTAAAAGATTCGTTAGCATTTATATCTGAGTCGCCAAACACAGAGTTGACTGGAGCGCCCAAAGAAAATGTTGTGTTCTGAGAATAGTTGTTGCATAGGGCATAAACATTTTCAAACATGATCCTAGAAGAACCTCGTGTGAACAATGCAACATCTGAGTAGGCTGGAAGAGGATCTGTATCGTCTACTGTCTTAACTAGTTGGCCATTTAGGTATAGATAGAATCTTCTTGTGCTACCTATGTCTTCGTATTCGGCTGCTAGATCATATACCGTTGAATTTTCTTCAGAAACAATTCTTGCCTGCCCAGTAAATTTTCCGTCATCTACAGTAATTTCTCCAAGACCTTGCCAAAGAGAGACTGGAACTGCTACGCCATTGTTAGATTTTATCTTATAAAAGAAAACATTGCTAACACTTTGTCTTTCTTCATCTGACAAATTTCCAACACCTAGCGCTGCAATCTCAAAATAATAACCAACATTTGTTGTTGGGTTAAGCATAAATGCAAGACCTCCAGAGCCACCAGATATATTTATATTTTTATCTGGAGTGCTACCATTAACAACGTAGTATGTTGAGGATCCATTAGATGTCTGACCTCTATCTTCGTTGTTTTCAATCTTTCCAACAATTCTCATTCTTGTTCCAAAATGTTTGTACTTTTTGTCTTTTAAATTTTTATGCACATAAGATATAAAATCTCTTGGATTTTCTTTAGTTGTAAAGTTTGGTCCAGTAAGGGACAAAGCAGAAGATTGCAGAGTTCCAGTCTGTTGCTTTGTTGCCGTTGCAATCTCTCCAATAAAAGATGTTGACATAAAGTTTTTAATGATTCCACTTCTTGAAGATGTTCTTGCAATCGCATCTGAAGAGTATCCTTCTCTAGTTGCCTTGCCAGCAGCCTTTAGAAGGTCTATCTCTTGTTGTGTCGCCCCTGGTGGTATTGTTATTTCAATATCTACTGATTCTACATCTTGATCAAATAAAAATTCTGAAAGCATTGAGCAACCCTTAACATTGTCATCTGATTTCCAGTAATCAGATATTCCAGCAGAGTGTGCTACAACTTCAGTCCCAAATTGACCACGGCCATGTTTTTGAACAACTCCATTCTGTAGTTTAACTACACCATCTTTTTCAAAATACTTTGGCTCAGAGTATATTCTAACCAGTCCTGTTGGATATATCTTTCCGTTAAATGGCAGTTTTGCAAAATAGTTTTGATAATCTTCGGTTGATGTTATCCAAACATTACCAAACCCAGAAACATTATATTGAACAGCATCATATTTAATGATTTCTCCTTGAGAGTAGAAGTATCCGCTATACCTAGTGATCCAGTAGGCCGCCTCTCCAAGGCTAAATGTGTTATTAATAACAATGTTATTTTTTACTTCTGGTACAGAAGCAGTTAGATCTGAGTTAAGAGGAATGGCACTGAGGACATAGGCAGACTGAGTTGCTACTTCGTTATTTATTGACTTAGTATTCTGTGTGCCAGACACTTCCCATAACAGTGCTGGCTTGTACGTATAGTATCTTTCATCATCTACAAGGCTTGCCTGTCTTAGTGATCCTATAGATCTCTGGATATATCTTGTACTATAGTTAATTGCGCCATCATTGTATACCGCACTATCCTGGGTTGATACAGAAATAACATTTGCTAGTTTTGGCTTATTTGTTTTATTTCTTATTTCTCTATCTTCTACAAAATCTTTTGTGCCCTTAAGATCAAAGGTTGTTGGCCTTTCTTCTATCGTTGGCATAATATAGTTTTTACTCATCATTACAAAATTATTATATTCATCAAAGAACATTGCTGTCTGAGTTGAAACTGCCAAATCTTGAAGAACCTCTGCAACGCTAGTATCTGGTCCAACAAAGAAATATGGAATTATAATTTCCTTTTCGTTTGCAACTCTTTTAAATGTATAGTTAGAAAAGCCTACATGGTCTAGAAGTAGAGATACTGCAGAACTTACAGAAACCTCTGTCATCAATATCTCTGGAGCCCTGATTGATTCTAGGTACCAGTACAAATCCCTCAAGGTTATAGATACATGCTTTGACATTAGGTCTTGTTTTGGAAAGGCATCAGAATATAATGCTTTAATTGGAACATAATAGTCCCACCCATTAACATCAACAATGACTTCATAGAATTTAAACTGAACATGTCTTGAAATATATTTAGCAATAATACTATTTTTGTTATTAGTATTAAATGCCTGATCGTGATCAAAAAGAGTTATGCTTCCGTTAGATGCTATTAGTTGGCCAACTGGCAAACCAGAGAGGCCCAGATCGGAGGCACTCTTGTTGATAGAGTAGTCAATTGTTTTATCAGAAACATTCATAACAAGTCTTGGAGAAATCTCAATAAGGTCAAAAGTAGAATCTTTTACGTTCATTGTTTCTACTATAATTCTTATTCCGTTTATATACTCAAACTCTCTAAACTGCTCTTTCTTATCGATTGCCTTAATAAAAACATCTGGGGAGGTTGCGTCTGTTACAAAGTTTGTTAGCCTGTCTACTGTTTCATCTTGTATATACCAGCCATACTTTGGTGTTATTACTGTATATTGCGTACCGTCCCAAATATGGTAGGCACCTACTTCATCCTTATTTGGTTTAATTAGATAGGCATACCCAATTACAGATTGCTCTGGAAGCAGAGAAACACTTGTATATGTTTCTGCAAAAACAAAGTTTGCTCTCCACTCTTCTGGAACAATTAGGCCATAAGCAATTTCGACATACCCATCACTTTTAATAATAGAAGAGCCATCTCTTCTTGTGATTGATGGATCAAAAGAAACAACTGTTTCCCAACTGGTGTCTCTTAAGAACTGAATCTTCCACTTGCTTGGTGTCTTTTGATTTAACTCTCCGTAAAAAGGATCTGCATAGGCTCCTGTTGCTGATGAAAATGGGCCAAGGTTTTCGGTACCCGTATGGGTTTGCATTTTTACTACAACCCTATTTGTTGGAACTCTTTCTTTATATACAACAAATGGACAAGCATCCTCTATAGAGTTCTGAGAGTTACGAACCTTAGATGCAATTCCATACTCTTCTCCAGACTCTGTTCTATAGGATGTCCAGTACTTAAACTTATCATTTTTATCTGGCATGTAGTATCTTGGTCTATCTGCCATAACTAGGTTTGGGTGATGCAGTTTACCTTTTTCAAAGAACACTGCTTTATTTATTCCAGACCTAGGCCTAAACTGACCAAAGCAATCTTCTAAAGAGTAAAGCGTTTGTAATTTTTCTTTCTTGGTTAAAAATGTTGTCGGTATATCGTTATTATCAAATTCTCCATCTACAATAATATCTGCATCGGTTGCTCCTGTATAAAAGTTTCCAGCATCATTAACATCAAAACTGTTAGGCAGTGAAGAGTATATGGAACCAGACTGCGTTGGTCTATATCTATAGTTTCCTATATGTTTAATGTTTGTTGGAATATTCATATTCCATTCAGCAGTTATTATTGACTTATTTCTTATTGTTGAGGATGTTTCTAAGAAATTTTGTAAGTCTTTGTCCTCAAACATTATACCTCTTCCAAGGTAACTGAGACATTCCAATAATCAAAATTAGCGCCTCTTTTTTCTACAGAGTATGAAAAACTTGATATAAACATTTCTATAAGTTGGTTATACTGCTGTAGGTGATCATAGGGGGCCTCTGTCCCCTTGAAAATTCCTTTTCTATCATATGCTAAGAATACCCAGAAAGACCCCTTGTGTCCGTCATACCACTCAAGCATATCTGCTCCACCTGCTCCTCCATCTGTTGTGTAGGATGTGTGTGGTGACTTTCCAGTTGTTATATTAAAACTTGGAACATTGGAGTGAGACCTAGAAGGTATCATATTCCAACTGGTGCTAATTTTCATTTTGTCTGCAGTGTGATATGATCTCATACGACCATTTATCATTCGCTCACGTTTTTCAATACGCTCATCTGAGAAATCAAGCGGAGATCTATTATCATCTGTAAGCATTAAGAATTGGTCTATTAGTTCTGGGTCTACCCCGTCTGTTGCTGCCCCTACTTCATATCCTTGAGGAATATACAAACCATTTAAAAGGGTACCAGAATTTTCAGACCAGAGCATACCGCTAGGCCTATTGTATCTTTTACGGCTCTGCATATAAGTAAACCTTGGATCATCTACCATTTATTCCAATCCCCCTGATTCTTCTATCGTCAACCTGCTTGATTGTTGACATTACTGCCTGTGCAATTTCATTTGGATTAGCATTTGTCTTTGCATTAACAGTTAACGTATATGTATTATTATACACTGCCCCGCCAGTTGGCTGACCACTATTTATTGCCTTCATTGTATTTACACCATGAGCATCTACAGCATACTTACTCATAACAAACTCTCCTGGAGTTAGCATTGCTGGGACCGTATCAGTACCCTTTGCAAAACCGCCAAACGCAAACTTCATTGGATTAATTAGTCCACCCATGGCAGCCATCTGCATTCCAAATCCACCGCCACTACCACCGCCCGATCCTCCGCCTGGAATCTTAACAGTTGTTCCAGACCAAATCATACTTCCACCCTTATACTTTGGATCTGTAGTAAACTTTGGATTAGCATCAAGAAGTTCTTCTAGAGAAATTCCATGCTGACTTGCAATTCCAGAAAGAGTGTCTCCAGGTTTAACAACATAGGTTGTTGCTGTTTTAGGAATTACGCTATATGATGGAGAATCTGATGCATTGTCTACCGCTGCTGCTGCTGCATCTGCTGCAGCCTTTGCTGCTGCTTCTGCTGCAGCCTTCTCTGCTGCAGCCTTTGCCTCTGCTGCTGCTTTTTCAGTTGCAGCCTTCTCTGCTGCAGCCTTTGCTGCTGCCTCTGCTGCTGCTCTAGCCTCTGCTTCAGCCTTGGCCTTTGCTTCTGCTGCCTTTCTGGCTGCCTCTGCTGCTGCTGCTTGCTCTGCTGCTGACTTGCCTTCTGCTGCAGCCTTCTCTGCTGCAGCCTTTGCTGCTGCCTCTGCTGCAGCCTTATCTGCTGCAGCCTTTGCTGCTGCCTCTGCTGCTGCCTTTGCTGCTGCTTCTGCTGCAGCCTTTGCTGCTGCCTCTGCTGCAGCCTTTGCTGCTGCTTCTGCTGCTGCTCTATCTGCTGCTGCTGTATTTACTGGCTGTGTTTGTACTCCATACTTCGCTATTAAATCTTTAGCCTGGAATTTGGTTAAGTCTGTTAGCCCCTGATCAAGAGCCTTCATTGCAGACTCAATACCCTTAACAAAATCTAATGCTCTTATTCTTGCAATCTCTACATTGCTTTGAATTTGTTCCCAGGCCTCTCTGCTTAAGCCAGCGATCTTGATTCCTGCAATATCTTCCTTTAAGGCAATTTGCTTAAGTCTAAGAAACTCTTGCTGTGGCTCTATTGCGGCTTCTTCTTTTTCAAATATCTTATCCTGTATTTCTTTAATTTCTTTTTCAAGTTGCTTTCTAGTTTTAAGTTGACCAAGTTTTGGATCTTTACTTCCCTGCTTGTCAAAACCAGTTGCTGTAGATAGTTCATATTTTCTGGACTGCTCAACTGCATCCTTTTGCTTTGTTACTGCATCTGCTGCTTCTTGTGCTCTCATTTCTTGTGCAGCACGGGCTGCTGCTGCAATGTCTCCAGATGTTAGCGCCTCAGCAAGAGTTAACTGTCCCTTTTGCTGGTTAGCAATATTAGCATTTGCCTTTTCTACTGCATCTAAAGCCTCAATTCTTTTATCATATTTTTCGTTAATTGCTTGCTCTTGATCTTCAATTGCCTTTAGTGCTGCTTCTTTGTCATCACTAAGATACTGCATTGCTGCAATTTCATTTTGTGCTTTTTCAATTTCTGCATTAGCCTTCTTATTGTCAATATTCATTTCAAAGTCTATTTGAAGTTTTCTTTCTTCTGCATCAAAAGAATCCATGACATTGCTGAATAAATCATTAAACAAATCTTCATATAACCCGACAGTCTTTTTTAACTCAGTGATTCTTTCGTTCATAGCAGCCTCTGCCTCTGCTAAAAGTTTTGCTGCATCTTCTGCTGCTTTAATATCGGCTTTATCTTTTGTTTTTTTGGCTTTGGCTTCAAGTTTTGCAACATTCTTTTTTTGATTAAAAATAGAAACTTCTAATGCTTTTAGTTCATTGTCTGAAGAAATAGCAAAAGCATCTAGTCCGTTGCCCCCTGCTGCCATTTGTTTTAATCTTTGCTCTTGAAGCCTATCGTTTTTAAGTTGAGAAGTTGCAGTCTTTGTATCTTGAATTGATGCTGAGGCTTTCTGTGCTACAGTCAATGCGTTATATTTTGTAATTAGTTTGCCTAATGATTTTTCAGTTACGCCATTAGCAATTGCCTGTGCATATGCTTTATTAGATACTAGTTCATAAGCGTCTGCAACTGGAACACCTAACTTTGAAAGTTTATCCATAGCCTTGCTTTGATCACTTATGGCCTTGGTTTCTGATTCCATGCTTGAGTTCCACTCACCCATAGTTATAGAGTTAAGTGCTTCTTGAATGTTCTTTGCGTCTCTCTTTAGACCAATAATGTTTCCCTTGTTATCAAATTTAAATAGAGAGTTCTTTCTCTTCTCGTATTCCTTTGGATCCATACCAACGATTAGTTCAATAAAGTCTTGGCTACCGCCCAAACCTCGTAGATCGTTTTCTATACCGCTAAATACATCTATAGTCTTCTTACCACCAAACAGGCCATCTAGGGCCTTGCGAGAGGCAGCCCAGCCTTCTGTGACCTTGATCTGGTTCTTTCGTACATCTCTTAGTTTCTTTACTAGGTCATCTAGTGGTGATGCTTGTACTTTACTTCCCGTACCAGTGCCAGTGCTGTTTCCTGGAATGTTTGTATCTACCTGCTTATTGTCTACAACAGCCTTAAACCCTTGTTGCTCGGTGTAGTGTGCAATCATCATTGCTTCTGGCAAACCCTTATATTGACCACCACCATATCTTTTTCCAGCAATTACTTCATCTTGTTTGAGCCAGTCTTGGTAGTCTTTTGTCGCAACAATTTGAGGAGCAGGGACATTTATAAGTGATGCAACAGTATAGGTATAAGTTTTTTTCTGATCGTCCGTTAGTGTGTCAAAATATTTTTCATCAAATGCGTCTGTTTTGTCAGTTTTAAGTTCTGGAATAAGGTCATAAACAAATGGAACATCTATATTCTTTTTTGTTTCAATTTGATCAAACATTGAATTTAATTTTTCATATGCGGCTTTGCTTTCTGGGCTTTCATTCGTGTAGTAACTAACAAGAACGTCTGATGGAATAACAGTATTAAGGTTGTTTAACTTGATCATGTTCTTTGCAAAGTCTAAGGCATCTGAATCTTTTTCAAATGCTTGAACTCTTGTAACAAATTCTGTTTGAACTGTAGTGTTAACATCTCCCTTTGCATCAAGAATATTTTCTGCTGCGACTCCAATTGTTTCCGCAGTTGCTCCCGAAAACTTTGTAATAATTTCCATTATTTTTGGAGCAATTGCAGTGTTATCGGTTGCTAAGAATAAAAGATTTTTAAGGACAGATGGTGGAAGGTCTCCACTTGCCATCTTTGCTTGAATTAAAAACTCCTGGCCTTTAGTAATTAGTCCAGACGATACAAGATCGGCTGCTTGCTGATCTACTACTGGGGTGTAAGCAAGTTGGTTTGGATCATTTTTATACCTTGCTGCTGTAGCCTTTTTCATTCCGTTCATCATTGATTCTTGAAGTCCACCAGCAGAATCATACTGTGCAACAATGTCTCCCTGCAACTTTCCTTGTGCGTCGGTCAGTTTGTCTCTTTCGTTTATATACTTTGTTTGCAGCGCTTCTGCTTCATTGATTTTACCTTGTGTCCTAAGAAGTTCTATTTTCTTTTGATACTGAAGATCAAATGAGTCTAGAAGTTCTTTGTTTTGTTCCATTGCAATTTTTGCGTCTACTGCATACGCTGCTCCTAGTGCTCCTGCTCGTTTTGCAAACTTCTTTGATGCTAGGAATCCAAGAACTGCACCTGCTGCTGTTCCAATTCCAGCACCAATTACTGCTCCAATTGGCCCTCCTATCATACCTCCGATGCCAGCACCTGCTGCTGCGCCTCCTAATGCTGATGCGCCTATTCCCGCTATTTGAACATTTTTTCTTCCAGCAAGTTTTGTAATAGGGTCTGTGTTTTTAATATTTTTAATACTATTGTCTAGATTTTTTTTATTTTCATTAATCATATTAATTCTAATATTTAGAGGATCATTAACAAGATTTTCTCCATTTGGACCAAGAAGACTTTCTAGTTGAGCAATGACCTTTATACCAATAGACATATCTCCTGCTTGTCTAGCAGCATTCATTGCAAGGCTTTTTGCTTGTGACATATCTATAGCACCAGACATTAAGGATGCAGACAGTTGTCCAGTTAAATCTTTGGCTGCTTCATTACCCTTACCTGCAGCGCTTTGTTTTGCAAGTCTTCCTGTTAATGCTTTACCTTCTTCTGTTTGAACAAATGCTTCTCCATATGAAGTCTTTCCAGTTGCAGGGCCAAGCATTGAGAAAGAGTTCTTTCTTTTTAAATCCATCTGCTCTGATGCCGTTACTTTACCACTAAATTCCGCTATGGCCTGAATTGCAGATGAAGACCCCTTAAACTTTTCACCCTCTTGTAGTACTTGATCTGCTGCTTTATCAAATGCCATTCTTAAAGCAACAAATGATCCAACTGCTACCATTAATCCAGCAATAACTGCTGAGGTAGGACTCTTTAGCATTGGAAGAATCATGGATAATCCCATCAAAGGCATCATAACCTTTTGTGATATTTCTCCAACTTTTCCAGGAGCCATGGAGCCAATCATGGCTGCTCCAGATGCAACGCCAAGTGCGCCACCCATGCTTATGCGTGATTGCTTGCCTGCTGCTAGATTTGCTGCTCTTTTGTCTTGCCTATTTTGAACAAATGCTTTTATTCTTCCAGAAGGTGTTCTTCTTTTTGCTTCTGCTGCTGCTCTTTCAGAAATTACTTGCTGCTGGTATGCTACCTTTTCTGCTAGCCTGCTTCTTTTTTCTGCTAATTCTGCTTGTTTTCTTTTACCTCTCATCACTGGATCGATTAAACCAGTTGTTCCGTACATAGAGGTTTTGTTTGCATTAATTCTTGCCTGTGTTTTTGCCCTTACCCTTTCTTGTTTTTCTAATTGACGACGAACAGACTTTGCTTCGGCATCAATTGGACCAGTTCCATATAGCAAAGTTCTTGATGCTGCTGCTGCAGATTGAGAAATATTTGTTCCAATGTTGGCACCAACTGCTTTTGCCTCTGCAATAGACCCTCTTGCCCCATCTATCAATGCCGTAGATGATGTTACTCTTGCTTCGGGAGCATTTGCCTTTCCAGGCATTACAAATCTTCCTACCTTTTTAGGAATTCCTTGAACAATACTTTTTCCTTCAGGCTCTTGCGTCATCAACTTATCTTTTTTGCCTGCAGATGATTTTACATTAGCGGGAAGTTTTTCTGTCTTTGGCTTTGTTATCTTTCCAGTTTTATCATCTTGTAGAACTTCATCTGGCTTAATTGCAATAGATGTATGAAGTTTATGAATTGATTTCCAGTCTACCTTTTCCTTTAATCTATCAAGCATTGATGTATAGAGTGGTCTTTCTGCATCACTTAACTGTAACTTTGGAATTAATTTTTCAAGGTTTGCAATAGACTTTTTAACTTCTTTTTTCATCGCTGATTCAAATTGTTCTGCTGACATACTTTTTGCAATGTCTGCAGTTTGATTTCCAAACCAGAATGGAGATCGTGCTGCTGCATCTCCCTTAACTCCACTTAGATTAGTTTTTGTCATCTCTTCAAGAGATGGCATCTTCTCTGCATAGTCTCTTGCGCCAGATGCTTTTGAAAATACTCCAGCAGGACCAACATCTGTTAAAACATTTCCTCCTAGGTTGCCCCTCTTTAAGTCTTTATCTCCACGAAGTCCTGCTGCAAGCAACTGCTTTATATATTGCTTCTTACTAAACTTTTTTGGAATTGTCTCTGGATCAAACTTAGGATTAAATTCAGACTCAAGTGCGTACATTGTCTTACCAGTGATTGGGTCTTGAATTAATCTTAATTCTTGCTTTGGTGTTTCAAGACCGTGAACCTCTCTTGCAATCCTTGTTGCTCTTAGTTCAGCCATGGCAGATTTTTCATCTATCATTGGCTTTACATAAACTTTTCTTCCATCTTCTGTTATGTGTACACCAGAAAGGTGCTTGGCTCCAACATTGCTAAACCCTGTTCCTACAGATAGTTGCTCTCTATATTTAGTTATTGGCTTTCCTGCTGCTTTTGCATCTTCTAGTTTTTGTAATGCTAAAAGCGCTGCCTGACTTCTCTTACCTGAAACCGAAGCAACTTTTATTGTCCCAGACGAGCCGTCAGATCTTCCGCCTTTAAATGCTCCGTCTTCTAGGACTGCATTGTTCATTGTCTTTTTAAGTTCATTAGTTCTTGCACTTACTTCTGGTCTTTCGTATGCAATTATATTTCCTTTTGCATCCCTGCTTACTTTTACAATCTGCCCTGGATAGTGATCAAAAAGTCTTTTTGCTGAAGCCTTTGTATTAGGCTTGCTCTTTGACTTCTCTACTGCTTCATAAAGTTCTTTAGCAGTTGCTGTGCTGTTGTACACCATCTTTGGCTTTTGAAAACTTGTAAGTCCCTGTGGCGCTAGAAGTGCTGAGACTCCTCCAGCATGCCTTGGGTCTCTTGCTAATCCTCCAAGAATTCCAGACTTAATATTTCCCATTCTTGAGTAAACGTCTTTGTCTCCAATCAAAGGGATGCTGTGGCTACCGTCGCCAAGTGGTACTCTAGGAATTGCTTCTAATGCTTTGATTAGGTTTGTTCTAATCTGATCTGCTGTTTGGGCTGCTTTAGTTGGGCTCATGTTGCTTGGTGGCCCCATTAACTTAGATGTCATTGTTTGTACTGATCTTGGCTTCTTTATTTCTTCTAAATACTCTACCAAGTTTGCTCTATTGTGTGTTAGATCTTTGTGAAGAGATTCTGGTATATCAAACCCCACAGCAGTATATGTTGTTCCCTTTTCAAATCCTCTTACCTTGAGTGTCTGAGCCTTCTCTTTAAACTCATCTGGAACATTATTAAGGTCAACCTTTGAATTACCTGTTGCATGTGCAAACACTGTGTCTGGTTTTGATTTTACTTTTGACTTTGCTTTTCCAGATTGTGTAACTTCATCAGTACCCTCATTAAAACCCTGAAGTCTTTTATTAACCATTGCACTAATGATTGGCTTAAACCTAGGGTCTTGTGCTACTTCTGCTGGGATAACTGCTTCTCCAGGAGTAAGCATTGATGGAACTGTATCCTGATTTCCACTTCCTGGTACCCTGGTTGTTCCAGTTGAATACTTTCTTCTTGCCTGACTTCCCTTGCCACCCTTGGCTGGACCAGTGAACCCCATCTGTGCTGCAATTGCTCTCTTATATGCATTTGCTAGTGCATTGACTGCTGTTGCTTCAGATGTAAAGGTTTGCCTTAATCTTTGATGGACCTGGTCAAGTGATGCTGCTACTGCAGATGCCTCAAGTTGTTCCTTAGTTAAATAATTAGTTTGCTCTCCTAGAACCTTACTTGCTCCGCCTGTTCTGTTGTACATAGACTTCATGCTTGCAAACATTTTAATAATATTGGCAACTGCGTTTGCTATCAAACCAAATGTCATGAGAAGTACTGGTCCTATACCTGCAACTGCTACAGTAAAGATAGTTAAAAATTTCTTACTACCATCTCCAAGGTTATTGAACTTATCAAGAATCTTACCAACAAACTCTACAATAGGTGTCAGTGCTTTTAGGAACTGCTCTCCAACTGGAGCAATTGCCACCTTGAGGTCTTCCATTGACTTCTTAAACTTATATGTTGTTGTATTTTGAATCTTGTCTAATTCTCGCTGTGAGAGAATTGAAAGTTCTTCTGTTGTTGCTTGTGTTAATGCTAACACTCTTTGTGCTTGCGTACCCTGGGCTGTTACGTTTTGAAATAATGTAGATAGTCTTGAGAACTGGAACTTGCCGAATAGTTGCTCAATAGCACGAGCACGGTTAAGTGGGTCAAGTGTGTCAAGTGCTTGTGCAAATCCAACAACCGTTGCTTTAATATCTCCCTTGTTAGCCTCAACAATTCCTGTGATATTTACTCCAAGGTCTCCAAGGAATGCACTGGCTTTTTTAGATGGATTAATTAATGATGCAAGACCAGACTTGAGTGCGTTAGCGCCTTCTGATGCATTAATTCCACCTTCCTTCATTGCTGTAAGGAAGAACGCTAAATCTTCTACATCTCCTCCAAGTTGCTGAACAACTGGCCCAGCCTTTGGAATTGCTATTGTTAAATCTTCAATAGATACAACAGTCTGGTTTTCAACAGCGTTAAGGAAATCAATCTTTTTTGCAAGATCTTCTGCTGCAACACCAAATGCATTTGTAACTGAGATAGTTGTTTCTAGTGCTTGTGTTTGTTCTACCCCACCAAGCACTGCAAGTCTTGTTGCCTGAACAACCTGTGCCGTTAACTCTGCACCTTGCTTACCCATTGCTGCTGCATCGGCAGCCATTTTCATTGTTTCTTCTACTGCTACACCATACTTTGTATATTCTTTTGCAAGAGTCTGTATCTGCTTAACCATTGCATCAGTTTCTTCTTGGCTTGTAAACATTTCTCCATAAACACGCTTAAATCTAATTGCCTGCTCTTCAAGTTTCATAAAGGTCTTTGCAGCGGTTGTTCCAAGCATTGCTAGTGGAACCGTAAAGCCAACCATCAACTGACGGCCTGCCCACTGAGTATTCTTACCAAAGTTTAGAAGATTAGTAGAACCCTGCTTTAATAGTTGATTAAGTAGTTGTTGTCTTTGTGCTGCGATTGCTGTCTGTGTACCCAAGTTTTTCATGTCAAGGGTTAGCGGTCTTACTGCAATTGCTTGTAGAGCACCGTTTGCTCCACGACCCAACTTTATATATTGGGTTTGAATATCTTTTACACGCTCTCGTGCTACTTTGTTTATTGTCTCAAATTCAGACCTAAAAAGTTTACCGAAGGTTTTTGTTGCTGCTCCAGTATATCTAAAATACTCTCGTGAGGTTAACTTATTTCTTTCTAAAGCATCAGTAAAATGCTCTGTACTTGTTGTAACTGTTCGCATTGATGCTTGGAATTGTCCAGTAGCATTTATGCTGTTCATCAAGTTCTGTGCTTGATTTGCTGCCACTGCTGCTGCTGCAGTGCCAGACTTTGCCATCTGTGTATGGAAGGCTGATATTTGACGTTGTAGAAGTTTTAGACTTGCTAAAGCATCAGACGTATCAATATTTACATGAATATTGGATTCTACATCAGCCATCCATTAACACCTCTTTATTTAGTTATTTGCAAGATTGCCAAGTAGTGATGCGTCAGAAAGTTTAATTCCTGATGCCTCTTCGACAATCTTGTATACTGTTGGAAGGTCTAGATTTTCTTCTAGTGCTTCCTTGTCTTCTGCCAATTCTGGCTTGTATTGCTTCATTGCTATTTGAACGCAGTCCATGAGTAAATCCATAGACTTTTCATTATCTTCTGCGACCTTTGCAATATCTTCAAACTTCTTCATGAACGGACGTAGCAAAGAGATCTTAAGTGGTCTTACCTTGATCTTAGTGCCATCAATTAGTGTTACTGTCTTTTCTTCAGTGGCGGTTGCCATTTATTCCTCCTTATAAGGTTTAGTTAATTATACCATAGCGCAGGCTTATTTTTGACTAATCGTAAGTCTCATAATCAAGTCCCATGCCTATTCCAAAACCAGCCCTCTCAGCATTTGCGCCTTGTAAAGCCAGAATATCATTTCCATCTCCAGCAGCACCTTTACTAAATACTCTGGCCTTCATATCTTCCCATTCATTACCCCTGCCGTTGTTTTTATCTAAATCTACACCCTGCATGGCAGCAGAAAACTTTTTGTCACTATAGTCTAGTTCTCTTTTTATTTTTAAAGTTGCTGTTAACTCTTGCATAGACATTGATGATTCTAATTCGTCATAGTCTTTCCATATGCCAATTAAAAAAACTTCTGACTCTAGTTTTGCCAAATCTAATGTATCCCAAGAAGATCCACTATCAACGGCTTGTTCTTTAACAGGCTCTTCTGACTTTTCATTAATTTTTATTCCTGCAGCAATATCAATAACATCGTAGATAGTTGGCAAGTCTAGGCTGTCTTCTAAATCATCAATAGTTTTAATTGATGGGCAGTACTGCTGCATTGCAATAAGAGCGCAGTGGGCCAGGATAGATATTGATTCGTCGTCAGTCTTTGCTTCCTTGATTGTTTCAAAGGTATCTAAAAACTCTCTTAGATATTTTATTTTTAGTGGGGCAGCAATAACAACCCTATCGTCTACTAGGTATATTTTTTTTGTGTCATATATTTTTGTTGCCATTATATAAGTATACCAAACAGAAAGGCCCAACCCCGAAGGATTGAGCCTCTCATATTAAGTTGTATTATGCTGATGGTGCTGCGAGTGTGCGGTCTACGATCTTACCGTATGACGCATTGTCATTTGGAAGAAGACGGAATGAAACTTCAAACATTGAAGCCTCGTCACGCTTTGCAGATACTGTTACATTCTCAATTGAGAGTGCACGGTATGCTACGTAGATTCTTTCCTTGTTGATCGATGCTGAACCAGATCCTGGTCCTACTGCTACGATACCACGCTCTAGTGGAACGTCGCCAATATCTCCTGCAGACATTCTTAGTGTCGATAGGTTAGATCCTGTTGCGATTTCCTCATTTGATGCAATTGCTACTAGAAGATTTTCTAGTGTTGCCTCTGCAAAAGATGTATTTAGATTAACTGTCATACCTTGCTTGAATAAACGAGCAACGTCGAGAAGTTGATCTACTGCTACATCACCAAAGTCTGGCTGGAATGCGAGTTCCAAACCATTCGATGTGTATCCTATATTTGTGTAGTCAGTGTCATTTGACAAAGTTTCCTTATAAGATGTTGTGGATGCTGTCATTGCTGGAAGATCTGTTGACGCTTGAGCGTCAGTAATTAATCCAGTATTTGATACGTATCCGATTGGGCCATCATGCGTAAATAGTGCTGCTGCACCTACGATAATGTTACTACTTGAACCACGGCTGTATGCCATATATTTCACCTCTTTCGTTTTATTAAAAGGGCTTGTTTCCTCACCTTAATTATAACACCCTTTATTAAGGGTTTAGTTCTAGAGGATGCCAGTCGTAGTCTATGATTATCTTATTCCCAGCATAAGTACGGGCTGTGCCAAAGTCAACAATGTCTCTTGTCTCTTCTAGTTGATAGATCTTAAAATTATGGAAATACACAGGCTTAGAATCTAAGGTTTCATAATCTAGGTTTGCCACTGCCCACTCGTTTAGGTCTTGTGCTGAGTCATCTGCATTATCAAGCAAATCACTTACTTGCTGTTGAACCTTTATCATGTTTGCTTGTGCTGCCTCACCTACAGAATAAAAATAGTATAGCAACTGTTCACACTTGATGTATGGGAATGGAGTCCTTCTCATTTTAAACATTCTGTCATATACTCCAAACACACCATTACTTTGTGGAAATGTTTCTGTCAATGAATCAATTTCTGTTGGTAGTGTTGGAAAAAAATACGTTGTTCCAACGCTTGTATTTGTATCTGGGTCAAAGTTTGGGCTTATCTTGGCTGCCAAGTAAGCATTAATAATTGTAGGTGGATGATGAATTGTAGCCATTATGCACCCAACCCTGCGTTAGCAATCCAGCGATATCCAGTTGCTATGCCCTTAGATCTACCCAAATTTTTTCCTGCTGGCAGATCTTTTTTGTATACCTGTGGATTTTCAAGATATCTTGCTATCCCGCTTGTTCTTAAGAATGCTTGTGAAAAATATCTATTAAAGAACATATCAAAGGTTTTTTCAAAACCACCCTCAACTTGTGTTCCTCCAGGATTTAAAACTTCAACTGGGCCACGAGTAAAGACTGTTTCTCCATTGTCATCAAATGCCAAAACTTGTGCAGCCCTTGGTCTAATTGTAACTGGAATACCATTTTCCATAATTCTGGCCTTGTCATAAAAAGGTGTTCGTGATCCATCCTTGATTGATCTTGACTGACTAAAAGATGATTTAAAAGATAGTCCTAAATTACTGACTGTGTAAGATATGTCGTAAAGCCTTGCTTCTGGACTTCCAGTTAGATTCCACTCATATATGTGATGAAGCATCTCTGGGTTTACTCTTGCGTTAGAGTCTATAAATTCTTTCATTACTTCAACAGTTTCCATTCCCAGAGTTTTTAAAAATACTGTCTTGCCTTTGTGTACCCCATCTAAAAATCCAATAGAGTAGTTAACTATATTATTCATATCTTTTTTAAACTGCTTTGAGTTAAATGTTGTTATCATACATCACCTGACTGATTCTCTGATCTTCTTATTACTAACTTGTAGGATTCTACAGTTCCAAACGGTCCAGTAAAAGGCTCAAAGGTTGCTATTTCAAAAAGTGTGCCTTTACCAGATCTAGGACCAGATGTCTCCATGTAGATAAGGTTACCTTCTTGATCTTTAATGTCAGATATCAAGATATTGGTTAAAGCATTCTTACTATCAAGAGAAGAGATTCTGATATCAGACTTTGATCTTCCGACAAGAATTGAATTTTGTGTAATGTTGACATTTGGCTTTACTTCTTCTTTAAATGCAGAACCTCCAGTACTAAAACTACATGCAAAAACTCTATCTAAAACCCAGTGCTTTTTGATTGAACCAAAGTCTCCTTGTTCTACTATTGGATGATATACAGATGCCTGCATTGGAAACATGAAGTCGGGGCTTTCGCAAACTGTCATTACAATACCCCAAGTTTTGTAATAGACTTAGTATACTTTGAAAGTATCTTGTCTACAATTATGTTTCCCGTTCCTTCGAAAAGACCCTTATCAAACTGAATTCTATATTGATCTGTGTTATAAGAAGAAATAAATCTTTTGTAATAATCTAACTTTCCACACTCTAGATCGTGAATGAGCATCTCTGTTGCTCTAACAATATCTGATGGAACTGATGTGTACCCATACTCAACAGTTATTAAGTAATCCCAGGTCTTACCAAACCCTCTATAAATAAACTGTGGGTCCAGAGAATCTGATGCTGCTGCTGGTAAAACTAGTGGAGAAGATTCTGCACGATTAATGTTGTCTGATGATTTCTCAATGATTGCTGTTTTATCTGATGAGACTTCGTATTCTCTATCTTCTACTAACTTATTGTTTTCATATACCGCCAAAACTTTCTTTACATCATCCCAGATTGGTAGGTAGTCTGCTCCAGTACCTGTAAAATGTAAAACTTTTTTCTTATAGTAAAATCCTTCTGTAACTATTGAGTCAATGATTGCTCTTGCAATTTCTTCATTTGCTGTGTAGGTAGCAATGTCTGATGCTGTAGACGCTTTTGTTGATGGGTCTACATAGGGTCTTACAATTTCATAAGTTTCATCCTGAAGAATTACTTCTCCAACTGCTCCAAGATTTTTAACAATTTCAACTCTATAGGAAGAGTCGTAGTTTCCTGGCAAAGATATATCAATAATGTTTCCTGATGATTTATTTAAAAAGGTTAGTGTCGATACTGAAAGATCCGCCATATCTGTTACGTTGGCGGTTATAGTTGATGATGTTATTCCCGCAGGAACTAAAAAATCAACAGAGATTTCTGCATATGGCGAAACTCTCAATATCTCCATCTTTAATTATCCAAAAGCCTTCTGGACTTCTTCTGGTGAAGCAATGCGAACATGCCCCCGAGTTAGCCATTTATTTGCTTGTGCTTTTGTAACAATGTTGTATCCCTTAGTAAGTGAGCCAACCTCTTCCCAACGAACGCTTTTTGTTGAGTGAAGTGCCACCTTTTCTAAAAGGTCTACATCTGTGTTAATTGTCTTGCTTGGGCCGTCTGCTGCCATTGATCCAATAGCACCTGTCTCTGTAAAGCCTAGTGCTTGAACTGGCTCTACTACTGCTGGTGCTTCTACTGCTGGTGCTTCTACTACTGGCTCAACTACAGGCTCTGCTACAGGAACATGTTCTACTGGTGCCTCTACTACTGGCGCATCCACATGTGCTTGCTCTTCAGCATTGTCTACTGAAAACGGCTTATTGTAATTATTATTTTCCATTGTATCCTCCTTGTTTGTATTATATCATTAAAGTATTAAGGGGGACAGGAGAGTGAACTCCCGCCCCCCATTAAAGGTACTGTTTACAGATTATGAATCTGAAGCAGCGTCAGCGAATGCGATTGCATCCTCTTCTTCCCAGTTGATTCCGAAGCGAACGAATACAGTGTATTCAATTGTATCCTTCTTCGCTACGTACTCACGGTTTACAGTGATGTCTCTTTGGAATCCCCATACACGGTTTGCAGGGAATGTCAAATCGATATAGCCTGCTGGGTAGTAAGGAACTTCCTGAACTTCAATTCCGAGAACACGAGTTGTACGTGCTCCACCGAATGTCTGTCCGATACCATCAAGGTATGATTGGCGGTTTGCCTGGGTTGATCCTGGGACCTGTCCAGCAAATGCTTCTGCTACTGCATCAGCAAGTGTACCGTTGTTCTTAACGATTCCACCGAATGCATCTGTACCTGCGTAGAACTTAAGATTGTTCTTAAGTGCACGGTACTTACGTGGCATTGCATTGATGATGCCCTGCATTACATCAGGTGTCCAAGCATTATCTGCTACGGTTACTACTGACTCATGTGCTCCACCATCTTTGGTCTTCTTAATAAAGCCTGGCATGATTGACAAGAATGATCCTGTTGCACCATCACCATTGATAGCGAGATCTTCGATATCATTTGCGAATGCGTTGGTCATCAAGCGTACTAAGTGATCTTCTAGAGCGTCACCTTCTACACCATCTTCCAATGATTCTGCTGTTACTTCCCAATCAAGACGAATCTTCTTGGTAGTAAGTTCGACCTTAGAGAATGTTGCGCCTGTGTTTGTGTATGTACCAATTGCTTGCGCTGCTGCACGAATTACACGCTCACCTACGTTTACCTTCTCAAGTTCCATTGAATTAGCCTTCATTGTTACACGACGGCCATCCTTTGCTAACACTGTAGCGTCCCAAACATAGTCGATAAAACGACGTGCCTGCTCGGGGCGCAAAATTCCAGAAGCGGCTGAACCACTAGGGTTAACAGCATTTGCTCCGCTTGTTGATCCAAGTGTTGCTGTTGGAATATTTCCAAGTGTATTTTCACCTGGGTTTGTTACTCCACCAATACCACCTGATGCGAAAGCACCTTGACCCTGGTAAAGACCTGGTGTTGTTCCACCTAGATCTGCACTAGCGCCTGGCTGGTTTTTGATTATTTCTTCTGACATATTGTCACCTCCTAGTGATTTGTTCATTTGAATAGATCGGCTGTTTTGAGGAAACTACCGCCCCATAGGGATTTTTCAACCGTTTCAGATT